GTAAGAATTATGCATGCAGGACTAGATGAATGGTATGAGAGTGGTAAGATTGATGACTTTAGCATTGTAGCTTCACATGAAGAGTCACTACATCCATGGAATGCAATAGCAATATCAACTAGCGGATACGGAGATTTGAAGTGATAGAACTAGATGTACAAGTAGGAGATACCATATTAGTTGGTAAATTCAAAAACAAAAAACAGATAGTGGAGACTATAGAGTATGATGAGTACGGCATGCCAATTATTAATGGCCGGCCAGGCTGCACTTTTAGAATGCTACCCGATCCTAGAAGAGAAAAGAACGACGCCCAGCTTGCACATGAGGAGAAGGTCTTTGGATCATAAGAACTACATCTGGGTTACGTTTCAGAAAGAGGGTATTCACAAGTACCCTCAAGCATTAACAGATCCCAAGTTAAAAGATGTTTCGTTCTTAGGTCATCCACATAGACACATATTTCACTTTAGAGTTGATATAGAAGTGTTCCATGATGACAGAGATATTGAGTTTATATTATTTAAAAGAGAGCTGGAATCATTGTATAGCTCTGACGGTGCCATGAAGGTAGACTTCCAATCTTGTGAAATGATAGCTAGAGAGTTAGCTAAATACATACAGACAAAGTATCCAAACCGAGCACTTATCATAAGTGTATCAGAAGATAACGAAAATGGATGCAGATTAATATGGAATTAAGAGAGGGTGGTTTGGCACACACATATAAACAATTTTTGGAAAGCCAAGAGTGTAAGCCTAATACAATAGTATGCAAGGGAAACTCAAGTGGCAACCAGTGGACAGTCACAATGTGCGGAAAGAACGTACAACAGATGATGGGGTTCACACCAGGACAGAACTTGACTAGTGGTCAAGTCGACGAGCTGAAAAGCAAAAAATGGGATGTTAGATACGCTGATAAGATTGATCCAGTAAACAAAGGACCAAAACCATCAGGCAAAGCTGGCGTTCCACAATCAGACTAATGTCTGAGTTTAATTACATTATGAGGATATATTATGAAATTTTGTCACATTGCGCCTGTCGCGCATCTTGATCTAGTAAAAGATAGATCAGCACATCTTACTTTAGCACATCTTATAGACGAAGGTCATCAAGACTATATTGATTTCTATAAGAACGAGAAGTATGATATCAACATTATGGATAATAGTGGCTTTGAATTATACAAAGCACATCTTCCAATGTTCGATCCAGAGAAGCTAGTAGGCCTAGCACAACAAGTAAATGCAACTCACATTGTATTACCAGATCATCCATCACATCCAAGCATGGTTGGTATAGATGATGCAAAGAGATATGCACCAGTATTTAAAGAAGCAGGTTTCGGAACCTTCTTCGTTCCCCAAAGTGATGTTTTAGATTTAGAAGATTTAATTACATCATTCGCTTGGGCAGCGTCAAGTCCACTAATCGATTACATTGGTATTAGTATACTAGCAGTACCAAATGCATATGGCTGTGAGCATGGCAATCCATTACAAAGATTTATGAGCAGATGGAAGTTTATGAATGAGCTATATGATAGAAACTTATTACAACTAGCATCACAGAATGGTAAGAAGATTCATTTCTTAGGTATGGTAGATGGTCCAAATGAGATATCATTGATGAGAGACTTCCATATTGACACTTGGGATTCAAGTGCTGGAGTGTGGGCTGGACTTAATGGTATAGCTATGGACTGGAGTCCAACTGGATTTGTTGAAGGAAAATTCGAGAGACATGTTGACTTTTATGACAAAGTAGAGGATAATAGTTTAATAGAATTAGCTAAGACTAACGTAGCTAAAATAGATGAACTTGTTGAAAGATACAACCATACAGAAAGATTATGATTTATAGATTCAGAGAAGATAAAATCCTTAACGAAGTAGATAAGTACATTGCTGGGACATATAAGTCTCATTATGTAAATGAGAAAGCTGGAACTAAGGACGAAGAGATTCAAACTATAGATGTTTGGAAACAAATGGGACAGGAGAAAGAAGCCTGTCATTCTAATATCATTAAGTATGCAATGAGATATGGTAAGAAGGAAGGATACAATAAGAAAGACTTATTGAAGATCATTCACTATACTATACTTCTCTGGCACTTCACGCAGGAGGAAGAAGAGTGAGTATGAAACATATTATGAGTGATAATAACTCATCTGGATTGACAGAGGTACAACCTGGAGACAGTCAGCCAAATGCAGTTGATCTCAGAGTAGCAAAACTATTTAAAATGAAACCTAATCAATTTGAATTGATGGGGAACAAAAAAGTCCATAGAGGTTCAGAAGAGATATTGCCTGATGAAGATGATTGTTGGAATTTAGAACCAGGTACTTATGAAATCATAATGGACAACATGGTAGCAGTAGCAGAAGGATATGCTGGTTGGGTAATCACTAGATCAACTCTAAATAGAAACGGTCTATGGATATCATCAGGATTATATGATGCTGGGTATCACGGAATCATGGCTGGAGCATTACATGTAGAACATGGCCCAGCTAAAATTAAAAAAGGATCCAGAGTGGGTCAATTCATAATGTTCGAAGCAGAAACTCTATCTATGTATGATGGAGATTATGGAATAGGAAAGGAGCACGATAAAAAGTATGGAAATTAATATCCCAATAGAAGAATTACAAAAGAGATCCTTGTTCATTGCAACACCAATGTATGGTGGAATGTGTGCTGGGATGTATACAAAGTCTGTAAACGATTTGGCAAGTCTTTGTATGCATTATAAAATTAATGCTAAGTTTTATTATCTATTCAATGAGTCATTGATCACAAGAGCAAGAAACTATTGCTGTGATGAGTTTATGAGATCTGATTGTACACATATGATCTTTATTGATAGTGATATATCATTTAATCCTAATGATGTAGTCACAATGTTAGCTATGCAAGACCATGAATCTGAGGACAATGAATATGATATATTGTGTGGACCATATCCTAAGAAATGTATTTCATGGGAGAAGATATCTCATGCAGTCAATCAAGGTATGGCAGACGAAGATCCAGAAACATTGTCCAGGTTCGTAGGTGACTATGTATTTAATCCAGTGCACGGTGGTAATGAAATACCTCTAAGCGAACCTACAGAAGTATTAGAAGGTGGCACAGGGTTTATGATGATGACTAAGAAGACATTACAGACTTATGCAGACGCTTATCCTAACATGATGTATAAACCTGATCATGTTAGAACAGAACAATTTGATGGCAGTAGAGAGATCATGGCCTTCTTTGATGCTGTGATAGATGATAAGCAATTAAATCTTCCAAAAGAACTTGAGCTCTTTTACAAAGAAAAGAAAGGAAAGCCGACTAAGAAGCAAGTCCTTGATTTTGTAAAAGATAAAAGAAGTGGTCTTGATAGAGAATATTCTAATAGGTATCTATCAGAAGACTATATGTTCTGTCAATGGGCTAGACATATCGGATTAAAGGTATGGTTATGTCCTTGGATAGAACTGCAACACATGGGTTCATTTGTCTTTGGTGGGTCATTAAAAGACCTAGCACAGATTGGTGCACCTGCAACCGCTGATCCTGACAAGGTAGGCAAAAATAAAAATATGTAAGGTAAAATATATATTATGAAACTAAGTGAAAGTACAATAAATGTTCTAAAATCATTCTCAGTAATCAATACTGGTATAGAACTCAAGCAAGGAAGCGTCTTAAAGACTATTTCACCTCAGAAGTCTATTATGGCTAAAGCTGAATTAGGTGAGGACTTTCCTGGTAATGCTTGTTTCTATGAACTAAATCGATTCTTAGGCGTACTCACACTATTTGATCAACCTGAATTGGACTTCAATGAGAAGTTTATTACAATTAGAGATGCAAAGAGAAGTGTAAACTATACTTATGCAGATCCTCAAATGATTGTGACACCACCTCAAAAGGAAGTTCAATTACCAAGCGTTGATGTAGAAGTAGATCTCAAGTGGACAGACATTGCTAATGCTCTAAGAGCAGCTAGTGTTATGTCTCTACCTGAGATAGCAATTTCTTCTGAAGATGGCAAGACTATTAACTTAGAAGCCATCAGCAGCAAGAATCCAACTGCTGATAAGTACACGACTGTTATTGATAATAATAATAGTGGGAAGGTATTCCGAGCTGTGTTTAAGCTAGAGAATATTAAAATAATGAATTATGATTATAAAGTAGAATTGTCTGCTAAAGGTATTGCTAAATTCCAATCATTGAATAATCAGACTTGGAAAGATGAAAAAGTCCAATTCAAAGATGGACCAATATTAACTTATTGGATAGCAACCGAGCAAGGTAGTTCAACATTTGAGTGATGAGATATGCAAGAATTTTTATGGTGCGAAAAATATAGGCCAAGTACATTATCGGATTGTATTCTTCCAGAAGAATTAAAGAATACATTCCAAGAATTTGTTAACCAACAAAACATTCCAAACTTATTGTTGTCTGGTTCTGCAGGTGTCGGAAAGACGACTGTAGCAAAGGCTATGTTAGAGGAGCTCGGAGCCGACTATATTGTCGTTAATGGATCCCTACATGGTAATATCGATACATTGCGTACCGAGATTATGAACTTTGCTACAACTGTGTCCTTTAGTGAAGGTAGAAAGTATGTTATCCTAGACGAAGCAGACTATCTTAATCCACAAAGTACACAGCCGGCTCTTAGAAACTTCATGGAGGAGTATTCTAAGAACTGTGGATTCATCTTAACATGTAATTTCAAAAATAGAATTATAGAGCCATTGCAATCTCGTTGTAGTGTGATAGACTTTCTGTTTCCAAAGAAACTAGCCCCGTCGCTGGCCGGCTCGTTCTTTCAAAGAGTCAAAACTATTTTAGAACAAGAACAAGTTAAGTATGATGAGAAAGTACTTGCAGAAATTATACAGAGACACTTCCCAGATTGGAGGAGAGTACTCAACGAATTACAGAGATATTCTGTATCCGGGATCATTGACATAGGTATACTCTCAAACTCGACGCAGAACGCGTATAAATCGCTCCTAGCCCTATTAAAACAGAAGCAGTTCGGCGATATGCGCAAGTGGGTAGCCCAGAACATAGACAGCGACCCGACAAGTATAATGAGACAGCTATATGACCATGCAAATGATCATGTAAAATCAAGCTCAATCCCTCAGTTAGTATTATTAATTGGGGACTATCAATATAAATCAGCCTTCGTTGCTGACCAGGAAGTCAACTTAGTTGCTTTCCTGACTCAAGTAATGGCAGAGGTTGAATTCAAGTAGGAGGAACTATGCCTTACATAGAAAAAGCTGGAGTAGCTACAATTGAAGATCAACTCAATCAATGGAATGGTGTTATGCACGA